GGATAAAACAGTCAAGTTTTTTTATATCCCATTTTCTCAGTATATATTATACTATATCTTGTATATAAAGTCAAGCTTTTTACTAAAATAATAAAAAATAATTTTGCGGGTATTAAATTTAATTAATTTTTATTTTTTGTGGATTCTTTTTTATTTTTTCTCATTTTTTGGGATTTTCCAAAAATTTGTCCAATTTTCAAAAAAATGCGGTTTTTTTAATTTTTCACCCCCCAAGAGTATAGCCCCCAAGAGAAGAATAGCTCCCCCACTAGTTCTCCCACTAGATCCCCCCAGAGCAGAGTAGAGTTTCCTTCAGACCCCTTCCCTTTTCCCCCTTCTCCCTTTCCTCTTTCCTCCTCCCTTACACCCCCACCAGAACAGATCAGCTCCCACCTTCCACTTGTTCCCTTACCCGTCCCTACCTTCCTTCCTCCTGCAGTTTCTTAACCCCCAGAGAATTGACCGAATGACCGAGAGGGTAATTAGGTAATTAACCGAATGGGGGGATTATTTAAGATGAAGTGATTTTCAGCGGACGAAAGATAAATATATTCCCCGAGGAAGATAAGACGATTACAGGGGCAATTTTGCGGGGTATTTACCACATAATGCCATGCGGAGGGGGAGATGAAAAGGCAAGACACCAATACGGGCATTTTCGGGGAAAAACGGGGAAATTTCGGGAAATGGTGGTGGGGAATTAAGGAGAATTGCCCCCCATGAGAACTTTGTAAGATCCCGCGAAACCCCCATGAGCCCCCACAAGAATTGTCTTGATGCCAATTAAAATATAACCGAACGGGAAGATTTAAGTGGGCGAGGTGATGGAAATAAAAAAATATTACCGATGGGTAATATCAAAAAAATAAAAAAAGAAAAAGAAAAAAAAAGAAAAAAAGAAAAAATGCAAGAAAAGAAAAAATGCAAAACTGGTCGAAAATCGAGAGGCGGTGCGGCTGGCGTATTATGAGATGATGTTACATGAAAGCCACTTCGAAGAAAACATTCATCCCCCTGACACAATAACTTAGAGCCAGAGCACGCGCGACCGAAATGTGGATCGAGCAATTTTGCATCTTTTAGAAAGGAGTTTAAAAGACATGGGTGGGCGCCTCATAAGGAGGTTAAAAATTATGACTATAAAATCATTATGCTATTAAAACAAATGATATTCAAGCAAATTTTATGTGTGGTAAAATATTATTGTTGAAATTGAAAGGTGTTTTTTATGGTTAGAAATACTATTATATATGAGACACCCAAATGTTGTTCCCGCAACAAACCCATGCCACCATGCCAGAGTTTAACGTGTTCGCTGGTCACGTGGCAGGACGAGAAGGATTCGAACCTTCGAGATGCTGGAGTCAAAGTCCAGTGCCTTAAGCCGCTTGGCTACCGTCCTATTTTTTAATATAAAGAATATAAAGAGTAATCCCAGCCCGACCCTACCAAGCCCCTCACGAAGAAAGATTCGCGACTCTTTAATCGTGTATGCCACAACTTCCAGCACCTTGGGATTATGTGTTTTTTTAGAGAGCGGTCAATTACGCATGACCGCAAGCGATCAACTTGCTTGAGAAGAGCTGAGGGAGTTGATGCTCCTATGAAAGGAAAATATGAATGAAAAAATAAACCAACTGGAATGGAGCAGGCGGCGGGAATCGAACCCGTATTACCAGCTTGGAAGGCTGGAGCTCTGCCGTTGAACTACGCCTGCGGTGACGGCCCGTGGATTTAGACAGGTATGCATCAGATTGGAGGGAGAGTGGCTAGTAACTCTATCACAATACAGCGCCAGATTCTCTGGGGGCCAGCCCTGTGCAAGTTTATACTCGGTTGCGGGAGTTATATTTTACAATTAATTTTCAGAGTTCTTTTTATCTTCTGATAAATCAATATTGTAAACCATTTGTTCTTCTTGATCAGGTTCAACATTTTCTACAGGTGTAGGAACTGATAATGATGCATAATATTTTTCAACTTTTTCATCATAGATTTCTAATAATGGTTCGTTGAAAAATAGTAAGATATCTGTTAAAGAATTATCTTTTAAAAGACATAATTCTCCTTTTTTATAAGAATAGTTGATGCAATCAAGTTCGATTTCATCTCTCCATTCTTCAAAAGTTTTCAAAGTTTTAATTTCAGTTTCGCCATCTACCTTTGCATCTACCACAAGAGGAAGACGATATGTTTCAAACACTTCTTCAAAAGCAATTTTTGTTACTAATTCTAAGATTTTCATAATTTTTTAAAGTCCTTTCTAAATATTTTTTACTTACAAGAATATTATATCATATATATTAAATGTTGTCAAGTATTTTTTAATTTTTTTTATTCAGGAATGACTTTTGTTTCAATGCCTTCTTTTTCAATAATATGAAAATACTTATTACATTTAACACAAACACATGTACTTGTATAAGTATTAGGATCTAATTCAACTCTTTTTCCATCAACGAAAGTAGCAGTCCACCCTATGCAAGTGCTAACTGTGTTTTCTACTAAAAAACTTCTTGATCCACAGTGAGGACATTTAATTCCTTCATTTAAAATATTATTCATTTGAAGTCTCCTTTGTGGTTTTTTTACCGTAATTTGGATTTTTCTTGAATTCATCAGTATAATAGAAATAATCTTTACCCTCTTTTTCAGATAAAAGAGCTTGACCAATTTCACTTGCTGAGCCTTCAAAATAGATTAAATCATAAGGAGCTGTTGGTAAATTCTTTCTACAACGTGCATTTTGATACCAACAACGGAATAATGATGGTAAATAGAATAAGAAAATAGCAAATGGACCCCAAACTGCAGCTTGATAAGTATGTCCTAATTCATGGCATTTACAATGTAAAGTATAATCTTTACCCATATTGCCAGCAACTAAGAAGCTAGTTCCTACACCAATTCCACCCCAGTTCTTACCAAAGATGGCATAATGAGCTGTAAAAAATTTTCCTTTTTCTACAAGTGTTTTCTTATTAAATAAAATTGCAAATCCTAACATTACCCATCCTGCGAAGGTTGTTAAAATACCCCATGTATAAGATAAGATATAATATAAAACCTTGTGGTGAGCTAGGAAAAGACCTGCTTTTACAGTAATTTTAAACATAAAATCGCCGAATTTTGTACGTTTATATGTGTTACTTAATGATTCTTTCCTATTCATTTTTTATCTCCCTCTTACAAAATAATTTCATAAAGGTGTTGGTCAAGAATTTTATTAAAATTAACAGGTTTACCATTTTCGATGTTAACCATGTAATCATGTTTTTTAGGTCTTTGAGTATAACTATGCTCATAAAGAGTTCTAGAAAAATGACCACTATCAACAATTCGATAATCAGGAGTTTCTCCTATTAATCTCTTGTCTAAATCAACTTCTATCATATAACAATAATAACGATAGTTGACATTATCGTCTTCTTTTGAAAGTCTCAAACATTCTTGTTGAGTTTCTTTATAACAATCTAATGCATGATTTAATGTATCAAATTGTGCAATCATATGATCAGATGGAGATTTATTCATCCCCATGTCCATGCCTTTAAAAATTTCGTAAACAAAACCTTCCATTATTATATTTATCCTTCCTTTTCTTACTTATATAATCTTTTAATATTTTCAGAAGCAATTTTATTTCTTGGAATGCTTCTTTCTTTTTTATAAGAAATCCATTCTTTTGTTAAAGCATTATCTGGTTTGTTCTTTGCTTGCGCCATCTGTTTTTTTATATCTTTAAAACGAGCTTCGAAACAATCGTTACAGTAAGGTAAAATATACCCTTTTGATATGTACTTAGCAGGTTTACCACATCTAAAACAGTATTTACCTGAAATATCTTCATAATGTTCAATAACTTTACGAATATTAGGCGAAGCGCTACAATATAAGCATAAGCTACCCCATTTTTCTTTAATTTGTTCCCAATACAAAGCATCTTTCCATTTTAACTTTGGATTATCTTTTTTATCCTCTTTAAAAGCAGCTTTTATATCTTGAGACAATTCTTTTCCGAATGCTTTTTTCCAACCATCTTCAATATCGTCATACCAAGTAAAACGATAGTCTTTACTATATTTCCCAGTCCAAACATTTCTTGAACGCCAGAATGGATATTTTAAGCAGAAAAAGAAATTTCGAATGCTATGGATGACGTTTATAAAGAATAGGCGTATTGCTCTAAAAATTCTTTGGAAAATGTTTGACTTTTTCATGTTTTATTTCCCTTCTTTTTCTTCTAGATCTACTTCTTTTAAATCTCCAACATAAACGACTACTTTTTTAGGTTCTTTTTGAACTGGACCAACAAGACCAGCGTCTTTTAATTCTTTGATTCCAGCTGTCTTAACCATCGTTTTAATATCAGTATAACTGATTAGTGATGGAGCTTTATAAATAACGTCTTTACTGTAACCCATAGAAATAAGTTTTTCAGCAACTTTTTCATCAGAAGCTACAAAGCCTTCAGATACTTTACCTTCTTGCCAAGCAACAGCTAAGCCAGGAACGTTAGCACCATCTTTTACTTCTTTTTCAATAATTTTACGAACACCAGCGAAGAATTTTTCAATTTTATCTAATTGAGAATATACTAAACCGATTTGTTCAACAGGTAAGCTATTTAAATAAGCTTCAGGAGTTAAGACATCTAAGTCTTGTTTTGATAAAGGTTTTAATACCTTTGTTGTATCAAATTTTACTACTAATTCTTGTTTGTTTTGCATAAAATAATATTTCCTTTCTTATTTATATTTATACATTTATTATAACATATTTATACTTCTTTGTCAAGAAAATTTATAAATATTTTTTAATCCAGCTTGTCTGCTAAAGCTGCAGTAGCTGATCTTTCAGTTTTTGTCAAGTGCACATAACCGAATAATGGTTCCCCCGCCAATTTTTTAATCATGGTTTCTAAACCTTTTGATTTTTCAAAAACAGCTTTGTCTCTTTGACGAGTATCGCCATCCAACCAAACAGCCGAGCCTTCCGCTGCACGAGCAAGAATCAATTGAATATGTTCTTTTGTTAAATTTTCAGATTCAGAACAGATAATAATTGCATTCTCAATGTTTCTACCTCTTAAAGATTGTAGAGGTTCAACTTCTAATTGCCCTTCTTTAATCATTTTTTCGACTTTTTGTTTATCACCAACATGATCAATAAAAGGTCCTAAATAAGGCAATAGCTTATCGATAATCTCTCCTGGTAAAGCGCCTAAATCTTTAGTATCTTTTACATCAATATTATTTCTAATCCAAACAATTTTTTCAAATCGTTTTTCTCTTAAAGCTTCTAAAGCAGCTGTTACTAATAATAATGTTTTTCCAGTGCCCCATCTACCAGTAAGCAATTTAATTGTGACGCTATCATCATGAAGCAGATCAAAAGCACAAACTTGTTCAGAATTTCTTGGATTGTAAACTTTTTTTACTCTTCCATCTTTTGGATCGTTTATTTTAATAGCAGCACGATTAATCTTTTCAACTTGACCATTTTTCTTTTTATAAATAGCCGCAACTGAATCATCGGTTCTGTCTTTAATAATTAAATATTCGTTTTCAACTAGGTCAAGAGGACAACTTCCTTCTTGATACAAATAAACTAATTCCTCATCATTTGGAGTCCAATACTTCCAACCTGTATATTCTTTTTCTTCCATAAAACCTCATTAATTTTTTCTTTGTTGTAATTTTAAAGTATACATAGAACCTTCGCCAGGTCCATAACTTTTATCTTCATAATCTACTACCATATAATCATCTAATAAATATCCTTTTAATCTTCCGTAATCTAAAAGGAATTCTTCGCACGAAATACAACGATAGTCTTGTCCATCTATTGTGAATCTAAAATGAATATATGCACCATAAGAATAACGATTAATAAAACCTCTTAAAGTACCACGTGTATGATCAGTTACAATAGTATCCATGTCTTCTAATGGCATCCATCCTACAACCTGATTAGTAGGGATAGAAGGGGATATCGTAGGTGACAATTCATAAAAAATATTTTCTTCAAAGAAACCTGAAAGATAGATGTATTGCCTTTTGTTAGCATCATCTATATCTGGAGTGTTATTTATTTTAAGCAATAATTTTTTTTCTCTATCGCTTTCAGGTAATAACATTTCAGTATCTCTAAAATATAATTTTTCCATTTTTATACCTCTTTTGTATCTTTTAACATTGGAACAGAATCAGATTTTACAATCCAACTAACCCCAAAGAAAGTTAATGCGATAGTTTCTACAATCCAAGTTAGATTGTAAATATTAACTCCTGGGATAACATCAAGTAGCATTAATAAGAATGAACCTATCATTCCAATTCCACAAACTCTGTAGATAATATTTCTAATTTTCTTTTTCTTTGTCATTTCACCAGCTGTCTTTGTAAATAAAAAGAAAGACATAAAAGCTAACATTCCAAAAAATCCAAAAGCACTGATGCAATGAAAGATATTACTAATGTTTGATGGCAAATGTAATATTCCAGTTTTCATTTCAGGATTTTCAACATACACCATTGGGAATAGACAAATTAATAATCCAAAAATACCAGCAATGGTTCCTGTTATATCATCTACTTTATCGTAGCCTTTATAATTTATTAATAATATTCCTGCGCTACCTAAGATGACCATGAATACACCTACTGCAAATACTGAGTAATAAGTGCAAGAAATTGATTCTGGCCATGATAATGTAACTAATGCAACTAGCCAAGGTAATAACATACCTAAGGCGCCGATCATAATTCTCATTCTTTTTGTATTAACTGTTATGTTCATATTCTCTCCTTATTATATCTTCTAATTGTTTTGTACTAATGTTCCAACATTTATTACTATAAGCTATTGAGCGTCCGCATTGATTTGTTTTTACTTCTTCTTCTTTAATTATAAAACCACGTTTTTTTAAAAGATTTTTTATTTTATCTAATATTTCTCTAACAGGAGGTATTTTTGGAAAATTATCATAAGCCGTTTCAATTAATTCATCTTCCCATATATATACGATTGTTATCCCCTGTTTTATAACTTCTAAAATATGTCGAAAAACTATTTTTTTTAATTCTTTAAAACAATCGTTGAAAAGTTTCTTGTCTTCTCTTTTTATTCTTCGTCGTGCTCGATTACAAAGTCTTAACACTTTTCTACTATTCATTTTTTTCTCCTCAAAAAATTTTTAAAATAGGCCTAAAATTAAAGCTATAATAAATAATATAGAATATTTTACAAAGCATTTATTCTTAATTATTTTTACCCCTAAAATCGATTGTAGGGCAAATTTTAGGCCTATATGGTCATTTTAACACTATTAAATAAAATCACACTTTTATCGGGATTTTTTATCCTTCAATGATTTCAGATGTCGTTGTGCCATCTTCTAAAGTTGTCACAACTTCTATCTTTCCTGAACCGTAATCTACTTTTCCATCATTCATAGGATATTGATAAGAACGAGACCATATTACTTTATTTGTTTTGTATTCAATCTTTTGGAAAGTAAATAATCCCGAAAAAGCATTATTACCGATGCGTGAGTGTCTCCAACAATAAAAATAAGGTCTTTTACTGTAAGCAGCCCATTCATCTTCCCATTCAAGATATCCATCTTCTACGTCAATATCATTTTTCTTTAAATATAAGAAGAATTCTACTAATTTTTCTAATAATTCTTCTCCAGAGCAATCTCTTAAATCTTCTCTGATGCCAATGATAATTCCATCAATGATATCAATCCAATCAATTTGAATATCATAGTATCTTTTAAGTTCATCATAATTTCTATCATGCCACCAATCCTCGCTACCATACATTTTAGTTACAGCATTTTTAAAAGCTTTTCTTTGACAAGGATAATCAAAATCACTACTAGAACTACTGCCATTGTAGACAGTTTGATTGATGGCATAAGACCATCCTGTCTCTCCTTGAGGAAGAAGTTTAAAAGCTTCCTCGATATATTTTTTAGCTCTTGGTAAAGAATATATGTTAGCTCTAAAGCTCATTCCAACTTCTTTTTTATTATTCTCAGATTTAAAAGGGCGTGGAGCTTCAATTTGAAATTGTTCTTCTGGATAAGGAAGATAAGCATCCTTGCTTCCATAATGATGGTCCTTTTTTCCTTTAAATTCATAAGGAGTAGAAGTTAATTCAAATCCTCCTCTAATATGTGTCCATTGACTCATGTTTTTAGTGTCCTTTCTCTTTTACTTTTATTAATTTTTCTACTGCAGGTAATAAATCATGATTTAATATTTCTTCAATAGTCCATTTGTGAAGCTCATCATCTTCTCCTTCTACTAAAAAAGAAAATGGATAATAATCTTCAAAATGATTGTAATCCCAACCTAAATACCATGATTTAAGAGGATGTTTATTTTTAATCACTGGGATAGAAAAATCGCTATAGCTAACTCCACCATGAACAGGTAGATCTACTTCTTCCCAGTCCTTTTTATAATAAGGATGGTCAGCAGGAATTTCTATATATGCACAAGGATGAGTTCTATAAGAAATTATTACACAATGATAATTTTCTATATTACATTCTAACAAAACGATAGGCTTTCTATCTTCTGTTTTTAATTGCTTTAGTTGTTGATAAGTTAAATATTCCATTGGATGAGAATTCGGTAATAAAAATTCTACCCATTCTTTATAGTCTAGTCTTTTCATGTTTTCCCCTTTCTTCTTCTGTTTGTTTATCAACTGCTGTTTTAACAAGCATGCGATAATATTCATCAATTGCTGACTTGACCGTCTCTAAACAGTCAATCATTTCATATACGTCTTTACAAATATCTTCATCTGTTTTATCATAATCTTGGAAAAAATCTTTTTGATACCTACTAGCATTTAAACAACATAGATTATCTATTTTATTATAAGCTTTTAATAAATCTTCAAAAGAAATTATATCAGAAACTGAAGAAAATTCATGTACATTTTCTGGAGCACCAGTAGAAGCATAAGAAACTGTTGCATCAGGAATAGGAGAGTAATCAGAGCAATTTTCGCAATCAGGATAATTATCTTTTTGTTTGCCACACCAATGCATTCCCTGATTAACTAACATTTGCTGATGCTCACACATTTTCTTTTCTTTCTTTTCTTTTGGTAAAGCGTCAACTAATTGTTTGATAATATAAAAAAGAGTTGTTTTCTCTGAGACCATTTGTTCTTGAGTTAGTTTTATATCAAATGGAAATTCAATATAGTGGGTTCCGACACTAAGTTTTTTAAAAATAACAAAATTTTCAGAAGTAGTCTTGTTTTCCATAATTTATTCCTTTTTATATTTTAATCTAATAGGCGTTTGAGCTAAAATTAAATAATAAAATAATTTATATTCCTCAATGGTTAAATAACCTTTGTCTTTCTTTCCATCGTTCCATGTATAAATATCTACATATTCGTCGTCATATTCAACAAAACGATTGTCATTTTTCCATGATTTTTCAAAAATCTTTTTCCAACCTAATTTTCTTAAACTGCTCTCTGTTTCCATACTAAATTCCCAGTACTAATTTTATTTGTGCAAAAGAGTTATCATCTAATTCGGTAAGAGGGCAGTCTGTATGGACATTAACCAAAAAATGCTTTCCCTCTTTATTTGTTGCAAGATAGACATCGAATTGCAAAATTGATAGACTAGAACCATTCACATTATTAATAGTGATATATTTATTTTCAATTTCTGGCATAACTTTCTCCTATAAAATCTCTGTTTTATTTTTCTTCTCCTGTGTTTTCTTTTTTACGCAAAGTCAAAAGAATATTATTTGTAGCTTTTCCTGTTTTTAAAGAAACTCCATTACCCATATAAATAATATCTTTAATATGTGAAGCTTTAAAATGATAATTAACCCAAATTGTATCAAATGGTAATATAACATAATCTTTATTTAAACCTGGGACGAACCAGCCTCTATATTGATCATTATCATCATCAATTAAAGTGACAGCTTGGTATAAAGCAAATTCAATTAAATCTTTTTTCATGACTTTTCCTCTCTTTGTATACCTATATTATACTATATTTTTATTATAATGTCAAGAAAATTTTAAAAAATTTTTAAAAGCAACCTTGTTTGGAGTCAGGATAATCTGTAGAAGACGAAGCTAAATTTCCCATATCTTCGTCGTAGGTTCTTGTGTCTACAAATTCTCTTGGTTCGTCATAATTAGTTCCAAAAACTTTATTGTAAGCTTGAGTAAAAGTTAACTCTGGATGCTTACGTCTATACAAATCAACTTTTCGACGTATTTTACGATTTGTAAAAGGAATAGTATTATAATGTGGATTAAACATTTTTATCTTCCTCGAATAACCTTTGTAGTCTTTTCATTAAAGAAGGAGATTTAAGTTGCACTTCTTTAAATTCAACATTTAAAGTTGGGTCATTTAATATCTCTAAATTTGTTAAAACTCTCAGTATGGCATTAAAGTCTGAAGAATTAATACAAAATTTCATAATCGAAATAATAATTTCTTCATGAAAATCAACTCCATCAAAATTATAAGTGTTTGCGAATATTAATCCTTCGAGTAAGTCTTTTAATAAGCGCACATCTTTGGTATCATAAAATAATTGAAGGATATTCTTAAATACCTCTTTGTTTTCTTGATATAGACAAGATAAAAACCAAATAACAGCATTTCCAGCATTATCACTTTCACGCGAACACAAAAGCAAATTCTTAATAATATTAAAAAGAGTATTTTCATATTGCTCTTTATCTATATATGTTTGAATAATATCTTCTTTTATGCCATCTGCATAATATACATTATCCAAATAATACTGTATATCTTTTACCTTCATTTTTATTATCCTACTTTCCGAGAGTATACGTTAAATTTTCTAAAGTTTCATCAGTTATCGATTGATATGCTGGACAAATAAACCAGTTTACCCAAGGGTTATTTAAATTATATTGATTTTTTTTAACGTTTATTTTAAAATCATATATTTTTTTATTATAATCATTGACCTTAGCATAATAATTTTCAGTTGAAATGACTTCAAAAGTTATATCACTTGTAAAAGTTGTTTTTTCTCCGTCATTAACTACATGATAACTTTCTAATATATTTTTTTCATTTTGAAATAAAGTAATTTGTTCTGTTAATTCATACTCTTTAACTTGGATATGATATTTATTATGTTCTACAAGGCAAATAGCTCCGCAAATACACACTGCAAAAAGAAAAATCATTCCAAGAGTTCCAAAAACCATTTTTTCTCCTTCGTAATCACTCCACCAACCAGAATGTCCAAAATCAACAACGAAAAAATAAATAAACAAAAATAAATTTATTAAAAAGAAGGCACTTAATATAATTATAATTATCATAATTTTTCTCCGCATAAATCATATAATACAAAATAAGTTATAGTTGAAAAAGTATTACCAACTAGCTCATCTTCTGCTTTTAGCTCTCCAAGAGTTTCTAATTTTGGATAATTATTGTATCCAGCTTTTCTCCAAGCTGCACCGTATATCCCAACAATAGGATTGTTGCTCGGAATATCTTGAGCTAAAATATGAAGTTCTTCTTGTATTTCATATAATGAAAAAGCCGTATAAGGTTTTTCATCATGTTGTCTTACTATGATCCATAAGTCACATAATTCTTTTGGGTCACTTACAGGACCTTTAATAACTTGATTTGGACTGATGCATGGCAAATCTAATACATCTGCAGCATCATCATATTTAATTACTTGTCCGCCATCTGTTAATACATATTTAATCATTTTTTGTTCTCTACTTTCTTTCACAATTTTCTAAAACGCTAGCAGGAGTTTCTCCTCTTTTGTAAGCTTCAATTATTTCTCTATCTTTGGGGTTCATACCAGAGCTACTTTTTGTAGGATATTTGAATTTTTCTTTCATCTTAATTTTTCTTTCGTAGCATTCGCATTTTTTGCTTCCACCCATGAATAGAGGCCAAGGGATTTCTTCTTCTGTTAAATCACAAACAGCATACATGATATCCAAACCTACCCAGCTTATATTTTTACAATTTGTACAATGTTCTCTTCCCATTTTATTTCCTCCTCTTCCTAACGTAATTATTTAAAGCATTCAACAATTTTTTGTTTTAAATCATAAAGGTCGTTTCTACTTATAAAGAAAAAACCATCACTAAGATAACCATTCATAGAATCCAATAGATTCTCGCCAAGATTAAAAAGTATTGTAAGAAGAGTTTGCTCTTCTTTTGTTAATTTATTAGAGTCAATTTGATCCATTATATTATACCTCATTACATTATTTAAGTTCCTCTTTGGTAAGAGCCCAAGTTTTACCATAACCAACTGGCCCTATGAATGGCAAACTAACGCCATGAATAGGAATATTGATTCTATATTTTTCCAAACTTAAAAAAGAACCATCAATATATCCATAATCTTTTGTATAAATTCCATAAAGCAATGCATTACAACCTATTTGTAAATCAAGGCCTAATTTTTCCTCTTTATCTTCCAATTGGCCAAGCTTTCTATAACATTCTAAATCTGTAACGTCTCGTTTTTCAACATAATCTCCTTCAGAATATTTTGATCCTGAAGGTCTAGTTGGATTAAAAAGTTTAATTTCAGATTTTGTAATTGGTCTTGTTAATCTTTCTTGCATAGTAATTCCTCTTCTGTCAGCGCCCATGTAATGCCTATATCTTTAGTATCAAATTGTTTATATACAATTTGTGCTCTTACAATACGCCCATTCTCAATATCTTTCATGAAGTCCCAGTCTAATTGTCTGTATACAAAAATTTTCTTTTTGTCAATTTTATAAACATCTCCTCGAACTATTTCTCCAGAAGGAGTTTTATAATATATTCCAAACTTTAATATTTTATCTACCTTATCAAAGCTAATACCATTTTCTTCTTCCCAAGACTTGTATTGTAATAATTCTTGTAGAATTTGGTGACTAATTTGTTTTCCAGCTATTCTACCTAATGCAATGTATTGATTAGATGCTACAATTTTTAAGATATCGTCTTTTGTTAATCTGTCCATGTTTGTCTGCGACCTCGAATCTTTACTTTAGCTACAACGTCGCCTCTATAATTTATTATAGTAGTTTTACGACGTGCATATAAATCATGGATATTAATGCTTTCTAATACTCTTCTAGCTTCATTTTCGGTAAAAGGTCTAAATTTTTTACTAAATTTAATTATTATTTTCATATGTCAATTCTCCGATTTTTTCTGGATCAAATAATCTTAATTGTTTTCCTACATTATATTTTTTAATTTCAGCGCCACTAGAACGATAATATATTTTTCCATCTTGGTCTCCGCCATTTACAGTGACGGTCATAAGTTTTGGATTTACTACAACACCATTACAGATAACATCTGTATGTCCTTTATCTACATGTTTTATTCTTATCAATAACATTTTAATTCTCCTTATGTTCTGCCAATTTTAATACACTAAAAAAGTATTCTAATGATACTGCTAAAGCATCTAAATCTTTTATGCTTTTAATTTTTTCTTCTTCTACAATAGTTTTTCCTCTTGTCGAAATAAAAGTAAATATCCTAATCTTTTCATCAAATATTTCTATATCAAAATCTTTGGCTTGAAAAGATATTCCTCCATCAAAATGAAGTGGAAAAATAGCAAAAGGAAAACTACCATAATTTAACATTATATACCCAGCAATCATTTTAGCTAAATCTATTGCTTTACCATTGATAATTTCTGCATCATAAGAATCCCAACCTTTTTCTAATTCATAAAAGCTGTCTAATTCTGTTTTAATTTCTTCTAACGTATTATACATTTACCATTCTCCTTTTGAATCTGGATCTTTTTGATAACAAGATTTATTTAATTGTTTCCAAGTTAATTTTGTAAAAGCTTTTAAAACTTCTTCAAAATTTTCTATATAGTCGCCTTCATTAAAATCTTCAAAGCAACCATAGTTGCCTGTAATTCTATGCGTTTTTTTATTTACAGAACAATATAAAGTTGTAGGAATATTCATACCGCCAAAACCATCATAGCTTGGCATGCCATAATAATAAAAGCAGTGTTCAGTGTTAGTGTTACAGTATACAGGGTCATCCCAAGTAGAATGAGTATTTAATCCTTCAATAAATTCTTTGCTTGTTATTGTTTTCATCTTGCATTCCTTTATAAACTATACTCCAAAATTTTCTTTTATTTTATCATACCAAGTATCTATAAACTTAATATATTTTCCTTTTCTTTTATAATCTCTATACAATTTAACGTTTATTGCGACATGGCTTCCATAAGGACCAAAAGCAGTACCAAAAATAATAGAACTATTTTCTTTATTTGACAAATCAAATTCAAAAATTAATGTTCTTTGCCATTGATAAGAGGCTTCTGTACCAATCATCATAACATCTTCATTTAACCAACCAAAATCACATCCATCAACATCTATAGCTAAACAAGAAAATAATTTTGTGTAATTCTTGCTAACTCGTTGTAATGTTTTATATTGATTTCTATTTAATTTACCAAGATCATTGTCTAAATTAAAATCAGTTCCTATAGAACGTCCTAAACAAAGGCTGTTTGCACATCCAATTCTATATCTCATTTTTCTACCTCAACCATTTGATCAATTAATTTTGTAGTATTTATAACTGCTTTTTGTAAAATATCCATGTTGAATTCAAGAGGTCTTATTTCTCCACTCCTAGCTTTACCAGCACAAACACAATCAACTATTGTTTCAATAATATCTAGTAGATTAATATCATCATGACAATAACTAAATGGGTGATGTTTTTCTTCGTGGATATGTTTTTGATACCAATCTCCACTTACAAAATCTTTTCCTTCATTCATCGTTGCTAAGAAATCTTTATAAAATTCTTCTTCATAAGCAATTTTAGTAAAATCATGAGAAATACCTTTTAAAGTTAATTCAGTTCCAAGAACACGCATTACTCTTTTTACATCTGATATATGAGAAAGATTTGCCTCATGAAACTGTTTAAAAGAAATATTTTTCAGAGCAGTTCTTGTATCCCCATTTGGATTAGTTTTAATTTTAATTTTATTATTCATTGTGTTTCTTTCCTTTCATAAAAATAAAATTCGCATTTTATTCGAAAACTTTTCTTTCAACTTCTTTGTCTAATTCAGCTTTAATAGCATCCCAATCAATTGTAACGTATTTTGATTTTGATTCGCCAACGGTAGCTTTTGTAAGTTCGAATGTTTTAAAGACAGAATCATCTTGTTCTCCCTCACAGCGGCAAAAATCAAGTCTAACTAAATCATATAAAGGACAGTCTATGCAATATGTTTCTCTACAAGTAAAATCTCCGAATTTCTTTTTTACTACAATTTTCTCGGGAACTACTTTTTCCCAGTCTAAATAATATAATTTATCAAACCCAATACATGTATTATGATTATATGCTATCAAACAATCTGTTTTAACTTCATAAATTTTAGAATCTTTAGGAAATTTAATTTGGTCTCCTACGTTTAAATCAAAAGCCCTTAATATTCTTTGTTGTTTTTCTTTAAAATCTAACATATTATAATACCTCTTTCAAAATAAAAATGCCATTTTATTTATTTTCTAATTTTTATTGTGCCTCTTCCTTCGAGGTCATCGAAATCAAGGTCAACCTCATAATGCTTGTTTTGTTGTTCTTTATAATCAAATTCAAAATATAAATTATCCCTATTTAACTCAATATATTGAAAAGGAGTCAGAGGACTAATATATACCTTATTATAAGCTTCTTTTATTTCTGTATAACTAATGTTATTGTTTAATATAAAACTTATTATTTCTGATGCATCATCTCTTTGTAAAAAATCTGCACACTTTTTAAGTAATTCTCTTTCTTGATTTTCCATTGTTTTTACCCCTTATTATTTCTGGATTTTGTATTTCTCGATAAAATAATCCTTTTATACAATAATATTATAGCATATTAGTTTACACATGTCAAGAAAAATTTAAAAAATTTTTTTTACACTTAAGCAAAAAAAGAGAAAGTTTTACTTTCTCCTATTTGTCTTCATGTTCCCAACTGTAAGCTATTTGACTTGCTTTCTCTGTTGCTTCTTCTGCTGTTTTAAAGAAATGATAATTAATGTCAGGAACATCTGGAACCCAACTTCCATAATATTTAATCACTTCTATAACCATGAAACAATCACTATTTATAAGGTCCAACGCATGAACAGATTTCATAATTATACAATCATTTCCATATGTTTTAAGTTCCTTATAAAATAATTCATGTCTAAAATATTCTTGTTTTTTTCGTTCCATTGTTTTTACCTCTTAATAAGTTCTTATAATTCTTGGTTCTCCTAAGTAATCACAAACAAGATCCCCGAAAAACTTTAACGCCATCCCTTCACGATAAACATTTATATAAGTAGATACGCCATCAAAACCACGAACGACTGTATCAGTTGTTTCATAACTCCAATATTGTTCGTCTTTGTCTATGTATTCGTCAGTCAGAGTGTTTTGAATCCATTCTTCTGTTTTTTCTCTTAAACAAGGAGCATCACTATCAAACCAACCGATCCTATCTCTTTCAACATTTGCTCCGAAAGAATAATGATGGTATGCCATACAATGATGTTTATAATCGCCATCTTGAAGTTTCTCCACTAATTCAAACCAAACAGTATCATGAAACGAATATCCATCTGAGGCTGTAAAAGTTCCAGTGATCGCTTCTTTTTCAAGTATTGTGATTTCTTTTTTCTCAACAAAATAATCTAACATTTGATTAAGGCATTCGTCCCCTGTATTCCAAGCAGCTTCATTTTGATTATCTCTAATTGATATTCTAATTGCGCAATCATGTTTTTTGGCAATTTCATATAAGTCAACTAGCGTATCCATATGAGCAGTAGTAAAATCTAAAAGCATAATTTTCTCCTATAAAACCACGATTTTATTTAGTCACTTCAGCTGATTGGATAAAATTAACAATATATACTGTTAAAAATTCAAGCATAGCTTCTTTAAAATCTTCTTCTTCCATAAATTCTGAAGGAGGGATAGAACCATTTTCGCTTACTAAGCCGCCGAAGTCCTCAACTTTTTTATATTTTTCATATAATTCAGGTATTATAACATCTTCAAAACCAGTAGACTCTAGGTCTAAAAGATCTTCAATTAAATGTTCTTTATTAATTTTTGACATAAAGTTCCTCCTCTATTCTTTTTTAACTTCTACTATTCTAGTTAATACATACTCTATATATGAATAACCAGGAGCACTAACTAAAGTTGTGGCACATAAAAGTTTAAAACCTTCTTGGGCAGCTTCTTCTAATTGTTTTACTACTTCAGAGTCACTATTTTCATAACTGCGTATTAGTTTAACTTCTTCTTTAAATTCCATTGCTTCTTCCTCCTTATACTATTCTTAAGTCATCATCTGCTGAAATGACAGTAAGTTCTTTTCCTTCTTCAAGATCAAAACTGTATAACATTTCTTTTTCAGCATAATCTACGCCTCTTTTTTCTACTTGTGTGATATCTGTTGTTATCATTTCGATAGATTGTCCATGATATTCAGTATAAGTAACTATTACATATAATTTTCTTTTTTCTTTTTCCATAATAAAACTCCTCTTTTATTTATAAAACCACTGCTGTTTCATATAAATAAATATCTTCTAAAATTCGTTTTTCTTCATTATAAACACAAAGATATTTTTTATCATCATAACCAATAATTTTCCAAACTCTTTCTACCAGAGGGCCACTTTTTGACAGCATTCTCAATGCGCAAACAGCATCTCGCAAACTTTTATATTGCTTTTTTAAAAATCCATCTTGGATAAGACTGTGAGTTTTTTTATCATAACGTGCCCAATAAATACGATATCCAGTGCATTCGTCTTCATAAAATAAAGATTGTGCCTTTTCTGCTTGGATTTGAAAATCATCATTTGTTTTTTCCATATATATTTACCTTTCTGTAATCATTATATTTCTTTTCTCTTTCTTATTTTATTTTTTCTTCTACGACACATATCGTATCATTATGCCAACTTCCATGTGGTACAAGTAAAATTCTTTTAATTTTAAAACCATACTTTTTTCCTATTCCACCACTATTCCAACCAAAAGTAATTACCTTACCGCCTTTTCTAACAATACGAGCTATTTCTTTTTTATGATTACTCCAAAATGAATTTTTAGTGTCTTCTTGTGTAGTTTTTAAGCCAACACTATCATAACATTCTTTAATTTGTCTTTGAGAATAAGGTGGATCATAAAGCACTCCATCAATTGAATTATCTTCAAATAACTTTAAAAAATCCAAAGCGTCTAAATGATAATCGGTATCAAATTTCGGATTCAAATCATTTGTAATATTAGCTGTTTTATTTTTATTGGCAAAAGGATCAATCCACAATTTGTCTTTTTCAACTTCTTCAGCAAGTAATTCTTTAATAGGTTTAATATCGAAGGTATTACTATTAGGCATAGCCCATGTTCTATCAATTTGCATTTTTATTACTTCTCCTCGATTTCACGAATGTCTAATTTTAGATAATTTCTTCCTGATTATTTTGTTTTACAATAAAATAATCTTTTTATACACTAATATTATAGCATATCAGTTTATATATGTCAAGAAAAATTTTAAAAAGTTTTTTAATATATAAAATTAATATATAAAAAAAAAGAATTTATTATCTATAATAAACTCTTTTGTAACTCTCTAACGAACTTTTGATTTTATTTTTCTCTTCCTAAATTTATCTTAACTTCAGATTCTAAATCAATAGAATCAATTTCTGCTTTAAATTCTGTCTTAACTTTTTCCAAATAATCTTTAAATGTCATAATTCTCTCATTATCACTAGAAGGACACGATACGTGGCACAACTCGCTTAAATAGCAACCAGCACAACTAATAAAATCATCACAACGTAAATCTTTAAATTTCTTTATGTCTGTCCTTGCCCACTCACGATCAACAATAATTGATAATAAATAAGTGTTTGAATGATAACCGCCATCTTTATTTTCTTCTTCCATCTCTAAATAATAATCATCTTCTGTCTCTCTTATAACAAAAATCTTGTTTGTATGGACATAATTTTTTTGAGTAACTTTTATTCTATCTCCGACCCTCAATTCGAGACTTTCTAATAATTTTTTTTGTATTTCTTTTTTCACTATTCTTCTAACTCCTCTCTTGTCAATGCCCACCCTCCTGGCTTTTTCTTGCCATAGTCAGTAGTAAGCAAATATTGTTGTGGCTTATTTAATGCAGACACTGGTCCATATAATATCCAGCATTTAGATTTGTCAACACTGATTTGAAATCTTGGACATGCCCATAATACCTCAATTGTACCATTTTCTTGTATGATTGCAATAGGTTCTGTTAAAGCTTTATATAAAGTATACAAACCTATACCTATTACTTGTTCAATATCTTCTAGCTTGCCTAATTTGTTCACAGCTTTAAATATATTATGAATAGGCATTTGATCATGATTATCAGTGTCATATTGACCACTGCCTGGTTCTAACTCGTAAGTTACTCGCTCTAACTTATAGACATCTTCTGGTGAACCAGTTTTATTATCGACCATTAGAGTCATTGTATCAGTTTTATTATCAACCATTAGAGTCATCATCGTTCTCCCTGAAGTCATCACCTAATAATATTCTAAAATAATTTTCTAAAAAAGAATCTAGCGTATTAATAAATTTTTCGTTTTTACTCAATTCAACTAAAAAATCATAGCACTCTTTACAATATTTAAGTTGATCATCAATTGTTCTAGGACAACGAAAGTCTAATTCTTCATATTGGTTTCTAATTGAATTCCATTCTTTACCGAATCTTTTAAAACATCTTACAATATCTTCTAAATCAAAAGACCCTAAAGAATATGAATAATTTGTATATCCTAGCATTGGCGAAACAATTTTTGTGAACCAATCACTAAACCATTCGCCAATGCCACTATAACTTCCAAAAATGTTTTTATATAATAAGTTATAAATCTTATCATTACATATGTAAAAATTTCCATATTCAAAGCCAAATCCTACGAATTTACCTAAGTCAATTGCAGTATTATGTTCTAAAACCTCATCTAATTTAATTTTATTATTAAGTCTAAATCGTGTCTGCTTTAAATCTCCAAAAATAATACCTTCGCAACTATCTTCAATTTGCTCTCCGATATTTAACATTTCATCTATTTTTTCTATTGCTTTTTTATATTTTTCAATTTCCATTATTCTTCTACCTCAACTTCATAATCAAATTCATCTAAATCAAATGCACAAACAGGATGTTCTTTATAATTAGCAGACAACATTAAGCAAGGGCAATTATTACAACTTCCTCTGCTCTTACAATAGTTTTCTATTTCTTCTGCTGTCATATCTCTAATATTCTTTTTCATTTTCTTCTACCTCGATTTCTGCATTAAGAACTTTTATAACATTATAATCTATCAAACAAACAGAATCAAAATCTTCATGTAATAGTAATGGACAATTGCTACAATTTGGCGTATTATTGCCACAAATCTTTTCAATTTGTTCGTAAGTCAAATCTTTAATTTTCTTTTTTGCCATATTTATTCCACCAGATTTATTTTTTCTTCAAGAATGTCTTCATTTTTTA